TGCTGCAACTATGCTTATTATTGTTTAAAGAAACTAAACATAAAACAATATAAATCTCAAGATGTTGTCAATGAATTTTATTTTAATAATGATGTAAATAACGATAATTATAAGAATTTAATTTACTCAACTATTCGAGAATTATCATTAAAACCTCTTCCTAGATATGAAACTGAATTTACACCTAAAATAAATCATGTAAAAGAAACTTTAGCGCAATGTATAAAATGCAATGAAGTGAAACCTTTGGATATGTTTTATAAATTTAGATTAAATCCTTCCAAAAAATGCAAGCAATGTATATGTATTGAAAATAATCGTGATTATAAAATAAAATCATTTCACAGACTATTGAGAAAAAATAGCAATGAAATTGATAAACTCGATGAAATAATAAATTTGTGTAACCAAAAAAAACAAGAAATATTAAAAAATGAACTACCAATTACTCAATGATTTAACGACAAATTTAAGGCAAATTTTAAATTTGATAAGGGATTACAAAGAACAGATTATATACTTGCAGGAGAAATGGGCAGAGACACAAGATACGCATAGCAGCAAGTTATTCTTAACACAAATCACAAACTGCGAAGCCCAAATCAAACACAACGAAAAGCAATACAAACAAACCATTAACCAAATAAATGAACTACTACAATGAACGAAAAAAACCAATTACCAACACTTGCGGAACTTACGCATGATGTAGAACTAAGCTACAAGAATGATGCTTTCAACTTATTATTAAGTCAGCAACCGCCTGCAACGTGGGTTAAAAAACACCCCTACATTCGAGATTACAATTACCTACCTATTGACAAGGTCGAACACTTATTGAAGAAAATATTTAAGCAGTACAAAATAGAAATTACTAATCAAGGTACAGCCTTTAATGGTGTATGGGTAACGGTAAGAGTTCACTATTTAAACCCTACAAACAATGAGTGGAATTTTCACGATGGGATTGGTGCTTGTCAATTACAGACTAAGAAAGATACATCACCTGCAGATTTAGCTAATATTAATAATGGTGCTTTACAAATGGCTTATCCAATAGCTAAAACCATAGCAATCAAAGATGCCTGCGATATGTTCGGTAACTTATTTGGGGCTAACTTAAACAGACGAGATACAATCGAATTTAAAGTAGATTCAGATACATTGAATTTCATCAAATCAAATAAGGAGAAAAATATATGATTAGCAGATTCATATTCGAAACAAAGGAGCAATGGAAGGAATATCGCAAAGGTTTATTCACAGCATCCAATATCAATAAATTAACCGCAAATGGTAAAAGCGAAACAGGCTTATCAGTTGGTGCAGTCAGTTACATATTAGAAACCATCAACGACCAGGTTGGCGAACCAAAACCCGACATCTTCAATGCAGCGATTGAGTGGGGATTAGAGAATGAGAGCCAAGCGGTATTGAGATATGCAGAGGATAACGGATTAGATGTTAATGATAACGACTTCATCTATACTTCGGTGGGTGGGTTTGTGTTCTTTACTTACTTAGGAATATGCGGTGGAACTCCAGATGTGATTTTAAAAGATAAGATAGTTGAAATCAAATGCCCAAACTCCGATACACACCTCTATAATAAGTTATTTGTGAACGCTGATAACATCCAAAAAGAATATCCGATGTATTATGACCAATGCCAACTTAATATGTTTCTAACGCAAAGAAAAGAGGCAATTTTAATGAGTTATGACCCGAGAATAAAACAGCATGAGAACCAGGTTCACTATATTACTATTCCTTATGACAATGGCAGGATTGAATTACTAATGGATAAGATAAACGCTGCTTCAAATTATCGTGATAAACTTTTAAAACAACTTAATGGCTAATTGCAAATTCTGCAAAAAACAATTCACTCAATTCAATAGCTTAAACAAGGTATGCAGTATCAAGTGTGCTATTGAGTTGGGCAAGTTAAAGCCTGCTAAAGTCAATTATAAAAGAGTTAATTCGCAGTTAAAAAGTGAAGCAAAAGAGAAACTTGAAACGTACAGCCAAAAAGTAAACAAGGCAAAAGTAATATTCCAAAAATGGATAAGAGAAAGGGATAAGAATGAACCTTGCATATCATGTGGAACATTAACAGCAAACGAATGGCACGCATCACACTTTAAGAAAGCAGAAACTTACAGCGGAGTTATATTCAATGAAATTAACGTCTGGAAATCCTGTAAAAAATGCAATGTTTTTCTCAATGGTAACGAATTAAACTATCGTGAAAGACTTGTTAAAAAAATAGGACTTGACCAGGTTATCGCACTTGAAGACTTAGCGAATGAAACACGAACAAAGAAATGGACAATAGAAGAATTACAACAAATTAAAAACAAATACAAAATAAAATGAAAACAATAACAATAGAATACAATGGATTACAGACCTCAATCAAATGGACTGATGAAGTTACACCACTTGAAGCATTAGGACTGCTTAGGTATCATGAAAAGAATGTCTTTGCAGGCTTATTAAAGCACAACGAAGAAAAGAATGAGAAAAAAGAACCTGAACAACAAGTTTACATAAAAGATATGGATTTATCGGTAAGAACTAAGAACTGCTTACTTGATAATAAAATCTACACCTTAAAAGACTTAGAGCAATTAAGTGACAGAGACCTTTTGAGAATCCGAAATTTCGGCAACAAATGTCTAAGTGAATTACAATACATTTTAAAAAACCTAAATAAATAAATTTAAAAAAACCAAACCAATAAACACATGAAAAAACCAAAAACACAAACCGAATCAATCATCTGTTACTTGATAGCAGGGAACAACATCACATCAATTCAAGCAACTCAAAAGCAATTTGGGTATTGCACCAAGTTACCGCAGCGAATTGCTGACATCATTGCACTGGGATTCTCAATCAAGAAAGAACGAGTTACTAAGTTGTCAATCTTTGGCAATAGCTGCTCATTTATTGAGTATTCGCTTGACTTCAAGAAGACATCTAAAAAGCTAATCAATACTTACCAATGATAGTCAAGATAATAATAACAATCACTTTATGGGAATTATTTGTGAAAAAGTATCTTCTAAAATTATTCCATTATTTGATTAACCATTAGTTATATTTGTAAAAGAAAATTGGAGCAACAAGACTGAAACCTTGCCGATTTATGACATCTTAAACACGACATTTTTAAATAGCCTGTTTATGAGTATTTGGAAGCCTAATTGATGGGGCTTGTTTCAGCCAAAGAAAATAAGCAGGCTTTTTTATTTTAAAGCGTAATTGGTGCTTAACTAATTAATAACTTATGGCAGTAGAAATAATATTTAAAAGTTTTGAAACTTCTGGCGAATTAACTATAAAAGTAGAAAACAATTTAATTCTAATTGAAGCTCAAAGTATGAGCAATTTTAATCCACCTATTGAATTAATATTTAATAAGTATGATGCAGTAAAATTATCTAAGGAGTTACGTAGACAAATTTCAATGTTGGAGGTTTAAATTATGGCTGAAAACAAAAAATCATTCATCCTTTATTGTGACCAAAAAAGTGTTATTGATATGCTACCTGATGAGATTGCAGGAAAGTTATTTAAACACATTTACGCATACGTTAATGATGAGAACCCAACATCTGATGACCTACTTATCAATTTAGTTTTTGAGCCTATTAAATTGCAGCTAAAACGTGATTTATTAAAATGGGAAGGTAGTGCAGAAACTAAATCTATAAATGGTAGATTAGGCAATCTAAAAAGGTGGAATGAAGATTTACATTCAAAAGTTATTAAAAATGAGATTACCATTGAAGATGCTGAAATAATCGCAAAACATCGCAAAACATCGCATGGCGATAATTTGCAATCGCCACCTATCGCAAACATCGCTGTAAATGTAAATGATAATGTAAATGTAACTGTAACTGATAATGTAAAAGTAAATGATATAGAACAACGCAAATTAAAATTTGCTTCAACATTAGAAATATTTTTACCTCAATATGGTCGTGAAACTTTAAATAAATTTTATGGCTATTGGACAGAACCCAATAAATCAAATACAAAGTTTAGGCAGGAATTAGAAAAGACTTGGGACTTAAATAGAAGATTAGAAAGGTGGGTAAGTAATAATTATAACAAAGGACAAAATTTGTCCAATAAACAACCGAGCAAAATGGAATCAATGGTTAATTCAGCAAAAGAGGCACTTAATATGATACACGATGAAAATACTTAACGGTTTCGGGCTTTGTGTCCGTTGGCGATTTAAAACACAAATGTAAAATTGAAAAACAAATATTGATATGAGCAAAAAAGTTGAATTGAAAAACGAAACCGCCAATGGCACAAAACCCGTGTTATCGGCTGCTTCTTTTAATTGGGTGAGTGTTTACATTCAGAAACCAATAGAAGGGCAAAAGGTCGCAAGTAGAATATCCAACGAGCAAGGATATGTTGGTGAGTGCATTTATACTAATGGGTATTTTGAAACTTACCGAGACCATAGAAACAGAATTGAAATAACGAGGTGGAAACACGATGAATGGGCGGCTCTTTGAAGTTGCCGATAACGTTTTGCGTATATACGAGGTACGCCTTAACGAAAATTTCAAATTATAAACAAATGCTTTTAGGCGTATCTTGTATATACGCTGTTATAAGCTGTAAAAATTACGACAATGATAGTAGAAATGCCAAAAACATTAGAAGATTTTAAAAAGGTGAGAGAAACAATTTTGGAACTTATGGCTAATCCATATTGCGACCAATTTATGTTTTTGTCATTGAGTGAGAAACTTGATAAAACGGATGCCAAAATTGAGGAACTAAGCAAGTAATTTTTATTGCTTATAACTATTGGATATAAGAACTTTTATTATAAATTTGTAACTATAAATGAAAGATTTAATTATAATAAGATATACTTTTGAACCATACTTTAGTGGCTATTATGAAGATGGAAACTGGTTTAATAAAGATGGCAAAAAAATTAATAAACGTAGCTACAATGGCTGCATCTGTATTCAAGATGGGCAGCGTAGATATGGTATGAAAAAACTAAAAACATTTGCAAAAAAAATAGAAACAACAAAAACCAAATTACCATTTTAAAATGAAAACAAATAACAACCACTACTTAACTGCATTAAACTCAAAACTAATAGTTGATATGCAGCAACAAGAACTTAAAGACCGAGTAATAAAAGTACTTGCTAAAACTTATATTGACTGCGGAAAGGTCATTGAATCAAAAGAGTTAATCAGCCTATCCAATGGAGTGATTAATGAAATTAAGCGATACTTTATTAATTTAAAAATTGATGAATTAGACTTATGCTTCCAAAATGGTGTAAGAAAAGTTTATGGCGAATATTTCGGTTTAAACATCGTAACCTTTCACCAATGGATTAAGTCCTTTATGGCTGAAGAAAAGCGATTAGATGCTATTAAAATACGTTCTACACCAAGAATTGAACCTATAAAGGAATACACCGCAGAAGATAAGCTAAGAATAAGGGATGAATTTATGAGTTTTCACAAATCACGTTATCTTAAATTACGTAATTTTGGTAGCTATGAAGCATCTATTGAAAGTATTTACAAGATTTTAGTTGAAACGAATGAGGTAAGTAATATCGAGTTTAACGCTAATATTCAAGAGGCTTATGATTATGTTTTAGAAGACTTAGAATATCAGTCTAAAACGAATGATTTATTACTGCGAAGAAAATTAAGAGCGAAGATTGAAACGCTATCAATGGAAAGCAAAGAAGTAATTAACATGGCAAAACAAATAACAATAGAAGACTTATGGAATCAATAGAAGAAATAATAAATCGAAATTACACCGCCCAATTAAAGCGAGGTAAAGTCACAAAAAAAATAGATTTCTATGATTGGATAATCGACATTCGAGATGAAATAAACGAACTATGGAACAGTTACCCCAAGCACAATTCAACCTTTGATGAAAAGGAATTAGCCGATATTATTCTTGTTTGCTTGTCAATGTCCAAGCACTATAAAATAGACATCGTGAAAGTATTGGAAGAAAAGACAAAATACAACGAAACAAGAAAGGATTAAATTATGAGTAACCCAAAAGAAAAAGCAGCCGCAATGATTCTAAAATACACAATAATTTTAGAGTATGATTTTGTTTCAGATTTAAAATGGTATCCACCTAACGATAAGTACCGAAACAATCGCATTAAAAAAGATGCTAAAAGATGTGCATTAGCAGCCTTAGAGTATATAATTGAACAAAACAATGTTTGGATTATGCAAACTGAAAAAGGCAATAACAATTATTGGAATGAAGTAAAAAAAGAAATTCAAAAATTATAACTAACTTTGCATCAATGGAAAGAGAAGATGAGATATTTGCACTACTAAATCCTGATGAATGAAACCCGATAGGCTGCATTTGGTTGATATTATTGTTAGCGACAAGTCATTTAAAGAAATGTGCTTCAAGATAAATACACACTACGCTGAAGACATCTACCAAGAAACTATCTGCGAAATTCTAACCATATCAGATGAACGACTGCCCGAACTTAACTATTTAAAGTTTTGGTTTTATCGAGTTGCATTTAATGTAATGTCACGCAATGGGAAGTTAGGTAAAATAGTTCTAAGGGAGTTAATTGAATTTGACATCTACACACCAAGTGAACTAAGCAAAGAGATAATGACTAAGGAAGCGGAGCAATTTATGCTTTCCTTAAATGAGTTTGAGAATCGAATTATCTTATTATATAATCAGTTTGGTGATATGAAGAAAGTCCAACGATTAACAGGGATTAGTTATTCGGCACTAAGGGCAGTCAAAGAAAAAATTAAACAAAAAGCGAAACAAATATGATTAAACTATTAATAGTTGTACCCAGTTACCCAAAGATAAGCGGAGTTGATTACCATCGCTTGTGGATGCCACATAACGTGATGTCAGACCTTTTTAAAGATGAGATTGAGATTAGTTTAATAAATGAAGTTGACAGCGCAACAGATGAGTTCTTAAAGGACTTTGATTTGGTTGTGATGAATAGGTTTTCCTCGAAGACAAACGAACCACAGGCACTAATTGATAAACTAAAAAGAGTTGGATTGCCTTATGTGATTGATTTGGATGATGATTATATATTACCTAAAAATCATATCTTATACTATGCAGCAAAGCATGGCAACCATACCGAGCAGATTAGTTTAGCAGTAAAGAACGCAACCGCCTGCACCACCACACACGAATTATTAGCAAATACACTCACGAAGGAATTAGGGCAAAAGAATATTTACATCGTACCTAATGGGATTTATCCTGAAGGACATTTTGAATTAAGAGAACCACAATTCAATGGTAAATTAAACTTTGGTTGGAGTGGGTCAATCACGCACTTAGAAGATGTAATATTAATGCACGATGGTTTGTATTCGTTATACACCGCAGATGATTATATGGATAAGTTTAGAGTTGTTTATGGTGGATTTGCAACGCAGTCTGAAACAAGTCAAGCTATACTTAGTGTATTGAGCGCAAGAGGCAAGGCAAGTGAATCTCAATTTGGAATCTTCAAAGAAACTGGAGTTAAAGAATATGGAAACTTTTATGACCTTATTAATGTTTCACTCATACCGCTTCGAAATAATAGATTCAATAATAACAAGTCAAACCTTAAATTATTGGAATCGGGTTTCAAAATGAAAGCAGTAATATGCAGCGATGTATATCCTTATTCACCCGATCTTAAACATAATGTAAATTGCCTAAAAGTTAAACATAAAAACGATTGGTACAAACACATGACTAAGCTAATAGACAATCCGAATCTTGTTGAAGATTTAAGGGCGCAATTATATATTGATGTTCAACGCTACCACATGACTAATGTAGCAACAGAACGCTTTGAAGCATACAAAGAAATATTGAATAACAACAATAAATAGAACATTGACTACAACATTGAGTACAACATTGACTACAACACCTTAAATAAGATTAATAAATAAGATATACAAATAAAGTATTAAATAAGATAAATAAAGAATATACATGATAACACTTTTAGGATTGCCTTTTTTATGGATTTCATTCTTCACCGCAGGTAGTTTGCCTGCATGGTTAGACTTCAAACCTTTTAACTGCATTGTGTGCCTTTCTTTTTGGTCTACATTATTTGGTGTACTATTATTTATATTTGTACCGATAACGCAACCTTTCCTTATTGCATTAGGTTATGGTGGCTTTGCAAGTTACTTAGCTATATTGATGAAAAGACTTTTAATTAAACTATACTGATGAAAACCTTTGATGAAATTTACAGCGAGATAATTTTTAAGGATGACACGATTCGTTATTCATTACGTGAACTCCTTCACGTTTTTCAAACTGAAAATAGTTGGATAGGACAAACAAGCCAACTGCTTCAGCTAAAAGAATTTCAACATGAATTAACAGGAATAAGACCAGGCGGTTGTTCCGGATGTAATATTGAAGTATTGATGAATATGATTAGGTGGGTTAATAAGTATGAATCAGATAAGGCAGCCCAAGAAATAAAAGCAAAGAAAAAAAATGATAAACGATAAAGAATTTTTAGAAGCAGAATTAAAAATGGGAATTGACCCATTCAATCAAGACTTTATTAACCTATGCAATGCAACTGCAAATGCAATAGAGAATGAAATAACATTTGAAACTGTATTGGATTATGGTGCAGGTGTAGGGGCTTATGCTGATGCTTTTCATAAGAAAGGTTATAACGTATCAGTCTATGAATACTTTGAAGCACACCGCAATTATATGGCTGAAAATATGCCACACCTAAACGTAATACCTAAACCAATAACAACTGATTTAATGTTGTTTATTGAGGTCGCAGAACACATGACCGATAAAGAATTGAAAGCATTATTTAAAAAGATTAAACCTAAACATATTCTTTTTAGTTCAACACCAAACACAACGGATTGGGATTTAGATTGGGGACATATCAACATCAAGACACATGATGAATGGAACACAACCTTTGAAACATTAGGCTATGAATTTATAAAAGACTTAACAATGCCAACAAGTTGGAGTAAATTATACAGACTGAAATGAAAATAAATCTAATTAAACCGAACCCAAACAATCCGAGAATAATAAAGGATGACAAGTTTAAGAAATTAGTACAATCCATCAAAGACTTTCCGCAAATGTTAGAACTGCGACCTATTGTTATAGACGAAAACAATATCGTATTAGGTGGCAACATGAGATTGAAAGCCTGCCAAGAATTAGGATTAAAAGATGTGCCAACTATTTTTGCAAAAGACTTAACCGAAGAACAAAAGAAAGAATTTATCATTAAGGATAACGTAGGATTTGGAGAATGGAATTGGGATGATTTGGCAAATGGTTGGGATGAGGAATTATTAGTTGAATGGGGCTTGGATTTGCCAGTATTTGCTGGAATTGAAATAGGAAGCGATGGTTTTAGTTTACCCGAAGGCGATAAAGCACCATTTCAACAAATGACTTTTACCCTTGCAGATGAACAAGCGGAGCAAATTAAAAACGCAATAGCCGATATTAAAGCAACTGAAGAATATAAATACTGCGAAACATTAGGAAACGAAAACAGTAACGGAAACGCACTTTATTTAATTATTATGCAATGGGCAGAGCAAAGGAAATAATTGTTAAAGTAATACCGAGTAAAATTGCTAATGAGTTTGTAAAGAAGCATCATTATAGCGGTAAGGTAGCCGCAACAGGTTTAATTTGTTTTGGTGCTTTTTTAGATAATAAAATAATTGGGGTTGCACAATGGGGAAGACCTATAAATAAATATTTACATTTACATTTAATTGAAAATACAAAATGGAATGATTTTTTAGAATTGAATAGATTAGTATGTATTGATGACACTCCTAAAAATACTGAAAGCAGATTTATAAGTATTTGTTTATTGTTAATTAAAAAAAATGCACCACAAGTAAAATGGGTAATGAGTTTTGCAGATGCTACGCAATGCGGAGATGGTACGATTTATAGAGCAAGTGGATTTGTTTTGACAAACATAAATGATAGTAAACAACTTTATGAATTACCAAACGGAGAAACTTTACATTTAATGGGATTGCAAGGCGGACAGCACGGAGCATTAAGAAAAAAAATGTTAGAAAGTGGTTATGGTAATGCTAAAAAATTTATGGTTGAGGTTTTAAAAGGAAAACCATTAGTAGGTAAACAATTAAAATACATCTACCTAATAGACAAAACCTGCAAAATAACCGTTCCAATATTACCATTTAGCAAAATAGATGAAATGGGAGCAGGAATGTATAAGGGTAAAAAAATAACCCTACAAGAGCGTAAGGTTATAAATGAGAGCGGTGCAATAGATTCGAACTTAACCTCTAACTTGGAAAGCTAGCGTGCTACCATTACACTAACACCGCTTATGATGCAGCAAATATAAAAGAATAAATTAAATAAAAAAATGGCATACGACAGAACTAAAATATACCAACAAGCACTTGACTTAATAGAGAAGAAGAAACTCTTTTTTATTGAAGATGTCGTTTGTTTATTGCCAATTTCAAAACCAACTTTTTATGATTATTTTCAAATTGATTCTAACGAACTTAACACTATAAAAGAGCTACTTGAAAAAAACAAAATTGAAATCAAAAATGGACTGCGCAATAAGTGGTATAATGGCAACAACCCTTTAACTCAAATGGCATTGTATAAACTGATAGGAACGGAGGAAGAATACCACCGCATTGCATCAACTAAAACCGAAAACAAAAACATCAATATTGAGCGACCAATTTTTAACGGATTAGATATTAATGTCAAAAATGAAGAAAGTGAGTAAAACCGCTTGTCTTCTCGGTGGGCAAATCGCATTTTGATTTTAAAATATGCTACAAAAAACAACTGCACAAGATAAGATTGCATCACTGAATAAACGCATTAGAATAGTGAGAGGTGGCACAAGTGCATCGAAGACATTCTCTATTATACCTTTCCTAATTGACTTCGCTATAAAGGAAGCTAATAGTGAAATAAGCATAGTGAGTGAAACAATACCACATTTGCGCAGGGGTGCTATTCGTGACTTCATTAAGATTATGACAATGGTGGGGTTTTGGGATGACAGCAAGTATAACAAGTCAAGTCTAATTTACACATTCAATAATGGCAGCTACATCGAATTTTTTAGTGCAGACAGCCCAAACAAGTTAAGGGGTGCAAGGCGTGACATTCTATTCATCAATGAGTGCAATAACATAGACTTTGAAAGCTACTATCAATTATCAATAAGAACAAAGAAATTCATTTACTTAGATTATAACCCAGTTAGTGAGTTTTGGGTTGATACTGAATTATTACATGATAAGGACAGCCAATTAATAACCTTAACTTATAAGGACAATGAAGCACTTGACCAATCAATCATTAATGAGATTGAGAAAGCAAAAGAAAGGGCAAAGACTTCAACCTATTGGGCTAATTGGTATAACGTATATGGACTTGGGCAAGTAGGCAGCCTACAAGATGTTATTTTTGACCAATGGAAACAGATTGATACGATACCAGAAAGAGCCGAACTTATAGGACATGGAATGGACTTTGGATTTACGAATGACCCGAGTACACTTGTAGCAATTTATAAGTATGAAGGCAAACTAATCATTGATGAATTACTCTACCGAACTAATATGACAAATAATGATTTGGGTAACTTTCTTAAATCAATCCAATTTGGGCGAAAGGAATTGATATGTGATAGTGCCGAGCCAAAGTCAATAGAAGAACTAAGGCTGCAAGGTTTCAATGTTAGACCTGCGGTTAAAGGTGCAGATTCAATCAAGATAGGAATTGACATCTTGAAACGATACGAAATACAAGTAACTAAGAACTCCACTAATTTAATAAAAGAATTGAGGGGATATACATGGGAGAAAGATAATGAGGGCAAACTAACAGGCAAACCAATAGACAGTCTAAATCATTGCGTTGACCCTATGAGATATGTAGCACTCTTAAAATTAAATAACCGACCAAGCGGAAAATATTCAACAATTTCAATCTAAATTTATATTTATAAAAGATGATAGGCAATTACAACCAGTTAACGATTAAGCAGTTTTTAAAAATCAAACTAATTAGCGAACTTGAACAAGACCCACTTCACAGAAAGGTTTTGATTCTTAGTGAAATTAGCGGAGTATCAGTTGATGAAATCGAAAGTATGCCAATAGGCGACATGATTGAAGCATTGAAAGGACTTGACAAGATTGAGAATTTACAAGCGGATGAAAAGATTAAATTAAAATTCAAAGTAGGTGGCAGGCGATTTATTGTTAAGTGGAAAGAGCAAGAGTTAACGAGTGAGCAGTTCATTGATGTTAGTCACTTTTGTAAAGAGCCTGAAAAGATATTGAGTAACATACATAATATACTTGCTTCAGTTTGTGTAGAAAGGAATTGGTATGGCAAAGAATTAGGGTATAAAGGCGATAAGCATAAAGAGGTTGCAGACTTGTTTTATAATGAGATGAAAATATCAACTGCATATCCTATCATGCTTTTTTTTTGCAAATACTACGAGGCATTGCAGCGAAATATCCTAACCTTTTTGGAATCGGAAGCGAACAAGGCGATGGAGAACACGAAGGAACTGATGGAGAAATTCAAACTTTTAGAACCAAGTGGGGATGGATTGCAAGCATAAATGACATTTGCAAAGATGACCGAACAAAATGGGATTACTTTTTTAGGATGAATGTGATTGAGTTTCTAAATACAATGACATTTTATAAAGACAAAAGCGAACACGACAAAGAGATATGGACAAGGCAGCAGCAGCAGCAATAGGAGCAAAGTTTGGGGAGTCAATTAAAGACTATACAAAAGCAAGTGAGAATATCATTGAGGCTATTGTTATGGAGCATTGCAACGAAGGTATAAGGCTAATGTCAAAACAAATTAAATCAAAGGCAAGGACAGGTCAAGCAAGTACATTGGCAGCAAGTATGAGTAATGTTCCTATTCAAGTAAGTGCAACTAAGTTTCAAGTGAACACAATTAGCACCGAGTATTATGCTGACTTTGTAGACAAGGGAGTGAAGGGAGTTAAGAATAAAGGCAAAGCACCACGCAGCCCATATAGTTTTAGGAACTTAGGAACATCAAAGGCAATGATTGAATCGTTCAAAGACTACATTGCAAGGACAGGCAGCAAATCAATGAATAAAAAAACATTGATAAGAAAAAATAAGAAAAAACAATCAGACTTAATCACTAAGGAAGCTAAACAAATGGCAGTAGCAACTAAAATAGGAGGTATTAAACCGATGAATTTTATTAGTAAGGCAGATAATCCACAAAGGACAAAACAACTTGCAGCAAGTTTAGCAGCAGCATTAGGTAAGGCAATGGCAAAGAATATTAAAATATCAATCAATGGCAATTAACATCATATCAAATCCGAACAGCGTAGTGAGTGCATTTAATCAAATGGCTTTCAATGTGAGTAGCACGCAAGCAGGACAAACGAACTTTAACTTTTTAGCGGATGTATATGTAAGTGGAATAAACACCGCAGTAAGTCGAATTGCAATACCTAAACAACCGAGTGTAAATACTTGTTTGATTGATGCAAGTCCAATATTAAAGAACTATGTTAAAAATGATTTCTTTAATGTGAATAGTAGCTTTGCTTTCTGCGAGCCTAACTTGAATAGTCGGGCAAAATATTACGTTCAATTTGGTGAGTTATATGATGTCAGCGGAGTGCCAACTATTTACCCTGACCTTAGAAGATTCCCGACAAGTGGTAGTAACACCGCAGTTAATTCTATATTCGGATTTGAGCAATTCAATACTAATGTTTGGAATGGTTATGATGTAAGCGGATTTGGTTTCTTAACCGAGATACCCGAAAGGATAACGATTGAGCAAGGGCAAGAATTACGTTTGAGTTTTTATGACCCAAGTAATTTGATAAGATATTTATGGGTAGATGGTATTTATGAAGATTTAATCAATGCAAATAAAGTAAGTGGTGAGTTCTTATATAACGTAAATGTCAAAAACTGCTTAGATTATATTCTTGTTAATACAATAGGAACACACACAATAACACTTGCTAATAGTTTTGTCACAGAAGTTAAAAGCATAACTATTGAGATAGTCGCAGCGTGTTCTAAATTCGATACAATACGATTACATTGGTTAAATAACTTAGGTGGGTGGGATAGTTACAACTTCACAAAACAATCCATTAAAGCAATGGATATTGACCGAAAGCAATTCAAAAAGATGCAATCAATTAATTACTCAAAGAGTGATAGGTTAAAGACTAACTATAACACAACCATAATAGACAAGTTACAAATCAATTCAGATTGGATAAGTGATGAAATGGCTGATTGGTTTCAAGGGTTGCTAACAAGTCCTATCGTCTACTTAGAAAGGGGAGCAGATAACTTTGTCTCAGTTAATATCACCAATTCAGAATACTTAATCCAACAATATTTGAATGGTCGCAAAATTCACAATTTGCAGTTAGATATTGAATACTCATACAACCGTTATACGCAATCGCAATAATGCAGAAAACAGAACTAAAAATATACGCAGATAGTAAGTACTTCAATGTTGACTTATTCGATAATGAGCCTATTGAACTAACTAAGTCTATAATTGAATTGACTGAACCTGAACAAAGGAAGTCAGACTATACTAAGACAATCAACATACCAGGAACAGCAAACAATAATTCAATCTTCACAAATATATTCGATGTTAACCATTCGATATTGAACGGAGATAATTCTAACTTTTATGTGGACTTTGACCCACGCAAAAAAGCTAATTGTATTTTATATCGTGAAGGTATTCCGCAGTTAAGAGGCTATTTGCAAATGACATCTATTAACATACTTGATGAACAAAACATCACTTATGAATTAGTAGTATATGGAAGGGTTGCAAATTTGTTTCAAGATGTCGGAGATAACTTATTAAGCGATTACGATTTCAGCGAATACACGCACTTGTGGACTGAAACGAATGTAAGAAACTCAATCAATACATCAATTATTATTAATGGTGTTACTGCAAATTTCCAATTAGGTAGGGGTTATGTCTACCCTTTGATTGATTATGGATTTGATAACAACAAACAACAAACTTATAATGTTGACCAACTATACCCTGCAATTTATGTGAAGACTATTTTAGACAAGATTCTAAGCACACATGGGTATAGGTATGAAAGTACAATCCAATCGAATACCTTTTTAAATTCAACAGACTTTAAGCGGTTAATAATTCCTTCAAGTGGAGTTCCAAAACTAACATCAAGTCAAGTAATAGATAAGACATTTGTAGTTGATAGAACAACGGATAATAATTTAGGTGCACCAACTAACAATATAGTTAAGTTAATCTTTAATCGCACTAAACAAAATACAGACCCTGTGGGAGTAGCTGCAAATCATTCATCATGGGTAGTGCCAACAAATGGAGGTGGAACTTATAATTTTGTTTTAAAGTTATTCTTTAATATTACGTTAGATAATAGTGTTACATTTAATCCAGGTGAATTTGTTAATTTCAATATGTCCGTTTATTTTAGAACTACAAGTGGAAGGGTTTTAAATCCTGGTGGAACTACTCAAAGTATTAATATGGATATATATACAAGAAGTCAAGATTTAACTGCTATATTTCAAAGTGACAATAGATTGATATATGATGGAGATGAAATAGAGGTGTATTGGCAAATTACAAATTTAAACATAAGAAATACTAGCATAATTCTTATTTATTTACCTTTAAGTTTTTTAAATATAATTGTTAAAACAGGAACAGAATTTTACGATATACCAAAATCCGAACTATCTGAATTTTCAAATATAAATCCAACAAACGGATTACCCGAATTAAAGGCTAAAGACTTCTTAACTGCATTGATTAAGATGTTCAATTTATACATTGAGCCAAATCAACTTGATGATAGGTTATTAGCGATTGAGCCTCGTGATATTTATTACAACGATAATGTAGTTGACATCACTAACAACTTAGATGTGAGCAAAGACTTTATTCAGAAACCTATGGGCGCATTAGACTTCAAGCAACTTGAATTTAGCTATGCAATGGATGATGATTATTGGAATAAAGACTATACAGACAAGTATAATTATAATCATGGATTTAAGAGGTTAGATGTTGAGAATGATTTCTTAGTTGAAACAAAAAAGATTGAACTACCATTTGCACCAACACCATTAGGCAAGCCTACAACGGATAGGATTATACCACAGATAGTATGGTGGAAAGACCAAAATTCAGTTAATGGTAGAGTAAATAAAACAGCGAAACCAAGAATATTATATTATGGTGGTTTAAAGTACACTGGAAGTCCTTTAGTAATTCACTCAAATGGAACACCACAAACAAACACACCTTATTCTAACTATGGTTATGCAGGTCACATTGATGACCCTACAAACCCTAACTATGATTTGAATTGGGCAACATCACAAGAAATTCAATACACAATCGGAGGTCAAACACCGATTACAATAAACAACCTTTACAAAAGATATTGGGAAAAGTACATCAAAGAAATAACAGACAAGGACAGCAAAATTATAGAGTGCTATATGTATTTCAATAATGTTGAATTACAAAACTTATCATTCAGAAATCTTTATAAAATAGACCGCCAATATTATCGACTTTACAAAGTTGAAACAGACTTAAATAGTAACGAGCCTGCAAAATGTCAGTTCTTAAAATTAAAGAATATAAACGTACCATTAGCAGACCAAGTATTAATTAATGGTGGTTCAGAAACTATAACAGGCGAAAGGTACACACCGATAATAAGTCAAACACCAAATCGAATTGATGTAATAAATCAAAGGGAGAATTTTAGTATAGAAGTAGGAAGCGCAATGGGAATAACTGGATTTAGAATTGAGCCTAAATCTCAATTTATAAAAGTTGATAGAGATGTGTACTTACCACCTGCGAACGCTTCATTTGATTTCGATAATAACAAGTCAATAGAGGTTAAGATTTACAATAATCATAACGGTAGTATTAGAGTTTACACAACACCCGATGCACATCATAGTGTATCGAGTAATTCGGGAATAGTATTTTATTCAGATGGAACAAATTGGTATCATTTATAAGTCATGGCAGAAGAGAAAGTAATATTAGAAACAGAGGTTAAACTCGGTAATTCGACCAACTCGGTAAAGAGTTTAAAAGCAGAGTTAAGACAAGTAACAAATGAACTTGCAAACTTAGAAGAAGGTAGTGAAGCGTTTATACAAGCAGCTAAAAAAGCAGGTGCATTAAAAGATAAAATTGGAGATGTAAAAAACACGATAGGTGCATTTAATCCTGAAGCCAAATTTAAAGCATTAGGCGATGTTGTAGGAATAGCAGCGAATGGATTTGCAGCGATGCAAGGTGCAATGGCTTTAATGGGTTCTGAAAGTAAAGAACTAAACAAAGTAATCGCACAAACTCAAGGAGCAATAGCATTAGCCACAGGATTAAATGGATTATTGGGTATGGGTGATGCCTTCAAGAACTTAAAAAGTGTTGGAAGTGATGCGCTAAAAGGTATTAAAGGTGCAATAGGTGCAACAGGCATAGGACTAATAGTTGTGGCAGTTGGTTTATTAGTTGCTAATTGGGAATCACTATCGAAAGCAGTTAAAGAAAGTTTTCCTATTTTCAATAATATAGGTGCAATATTTGACAAACTTCGAGAGATTGCTTATGGTACAGGCGAGGTTATTAAGAATGCAATATTAATGCCTTTCAAAACTATTGGGAAAGCAATACAAGGCGATTTTGCAGGCGCAGTTGAAGAAATAAAAAACGGATATAATATTATTGGCAATTATGAGAAAGGTGCAGAGAAAGGTCGTGAAGCAAATAGACAAGCAGCAGCAGAGGAAAGACTAAAGAATTTAATTAAAGAAAAGGAAGATGAACTTGAAGTACATAGGGCAAGAGGGAAAGATACATACAAGGAAGAATTAGCACTCAATAAGCTAAAACAACAAGCAGCAAAGGATAATAAAGAAGAACTTAAAAAATTACAGCAAGAAGAAAAAGTATTAAATGCAGGTCATCAAAAAGACTTAGCAGATAAGGCAAAAGAAGACCAAAAAAAGAGAGAAGAGGAAGCTAAGAAGAAAAAAGAAGAAGCTAAATCTGATTTTGAATTTTATGAAAATTTAACTAAACAAGAAGAAAAGAAAAAATTAGCAAGGGAAAAGGAATACAAACAACAAGAAAGAGATTTTAAGGCACACGCAGCAGAAGAATTAATAAAAGACTTAGAAGAGGCTGCAAAGAAAGAAACAGAAATAAATCAAGAGGTTGCAAAAGACAGTACTAAATCATCAGAGGAAAGATATGCAGCATTAGATGCATTAAATAAAGCAGGTGTAATATCAGATAAAGAAGCAAGTGATGCGAAAATAGCAATAGCAAAAGCGGAGAAAGATGCAAGAAATGCAGCATTAGCAGAGGGAGCAAATGTATTAAATCAAGCATCCGAATTATTAGGTAAGAATACAGCCGAAGGTAAGGCATTAGCAGTTGCATCAGCAACAATCTCAACTTATTTATCAGCGCAAAAAGCGTTTGAATCATTTGCATCTATTCCAGTCTATGGTGTAGGTTTAGGTATTGCAGCAGCAAGTGTAGCAGTTGCATCAGGTTTAGCAACTATCAATAAAATATTAGCAGTTCCAGTACCAGGGGCAAGCGGTGGAGGTGGTGGCGGTGGTTCAATGCCAAGTATGCCAGCTGCACCTGCAATGAGACCAACAGGATTCTCAACAGGTCAACCAAGTCAAACACCACCAAAAGTAGAACCACAAAAAGTATTCGTAGTGGAGAGTGATATAACTAACTCACAAAACAAAGTTGCACGAATACAAAGCAAAGCAACTATTCAATAATTTAATATTTAAAGAGTATGGCAATAGATAAAAGAATACCGATATATA